TACCACATCTGGTGCGCCGAAGAGGGGCTGGAACCTGTCAAGGGCAGGGCGTTCGCCTCCCAGTTGAAGGTGCACGGGGTGCTGGTCGGCCGAGACGCACCCCCGCAGCCGAACAGCGGCGCGCGCGTCTACGGCGGCATTCAGCTCAAAGATGGAGACATCTGGTAGCTACACAAGCTACACAACAGCTACACAACTTTCACCCCTTGTGTAGCTGGAGTTTTCCCAAGTCAGACCGCAAAACAGCTACACAAGCTACACAACTTTTACAAGTAGATGACAAACACATACGCGCGCACACACGCCCGTTACAGCCATGCATATAGAACCTTGTGTAGCTTGTGTAGCTAAAAAACCGCTGACAAGTCCAAATACTCAGCTACACAACTTTTCCACGCACCCCGAAAGGCCCACCATGCCCCGAAAACCTGCCAAAAAACAGCCCGACCTCCTCGACCAACTCCCAACACCACCACCAGGCACCCCCGAATGGATCAGGTATGAGCAAAACACCCAACCCAACCCCCGCCAAGCACGCCAAGCACACATCAACACCTGCACCCGCTGCGGAGCACTCATCCTCACCGGCCTCACCGGACCAACCACCGCAATGCCCACCCAAGCCGACCCCACAACCACCACCAACCCAACCACCATCCGCGCCACCCTCAACCAAGGACGACGCGCCTACCAAATCGAAACCACCGACACCGCACTACACCTCAACGAACTGCACGCACCACCAGCCCCAGGTATCACCGTAGCCCCACACCACATCTGCCACTACACAGCCGCCGGCTACACCCCAATACTCAACCAACGAAAGGACACCACCACCAATGACACTCCACCCTTCTGACACCCCGCCCGCAACCATCACCCTCAAAAAGACCCCCCACAGCAAACCAATCCTCCGCTGGATACCCCTCGAAGGGAAAACCCTCCTCTCCATCAACCGCTCCAACGGCACCCACTGGCGAACCTACCGCGCCAACGCCGACCAATGGAAACACGCAGCCAACCACGACATCCACCAATGGAAACAAGAGCACCCCAGCCACCAAATCCCCACCCTCACCCACGCACAAATCGACATCTGGATCTACAAGAGCAGGCGAGGCCGCTACGACCCCGCCAACCTCTACCCCGTCGCTAAAGCCATCGTCGATACCTACGTCCAAGCAGGGCTCCTCCCAGACGACAATCACGAACACCTCGACGGACCCCACCTCCACCACGGAGGCTTCGACAAAGAAGCCCCGGGCCTGCTCATCGTCATCACACCCCTACACCGCCAGCCCGAACCACCAACCCACCCACAACACTAAGGAACCAGAAACACCATGCTCTCCCTGGACTCACTCCTCCACGAATTCACCAGCTACCACACCGCCACCCACACCTGGCACGGAACCACCCTCTACATCCGGGCCCTACCACTCCTGCAACAACTCGAACACGCCATCACCGAACGCCCCAACACCGGGCCCGGCGGCGGCGGGTTCAAATCAACCAGTCCCTGCAACGACCACGCCCTCCTCATCAAAGCCGCCATCGAACACCAAATCAGGTACGACCTGCCCGCCACCCGCCAGATCTACAAGCACGCCACCCTAGCCGACAAACTCACCAACTGGGCGCACCACGTCGACCACGACTATGCCACCACCAAACTCACCGGCTGGCGCGAAGCCATCAAAGCACTCGACGAAACCACCATCCCAATCCGCATCCCCTGCCCCAACTGCGGCACCGAATGGGTCGTCACCGAAACCAGCGAAGGCGGACAACGAGTAGCCGAAGCAATCCACTTCCACCTACGCGCCGAAACCGCCATCTGCGCCGCATGCAAAACCACCTGGCACGGCATCGACACCATCCGCACCACACTCATTGCAACCACCTGAAAACTTGTGTACACTGTGGCCCAGCTTCATGGTGCCCAAAAACAATTAGCGGGCACATGAAAGCGGCGGATCACAGACGACACTCAATGGTTAGCAGCGTGTAGTCACTTCAGTCGGAGCCCCTGCCCACCACGGACAGGGGCTCCACTCGTACCCGCTACAGGAAGGCGGGGCTCCATGTGCTACAGAGACTTCACCGACGAAGAAGAAGAGCAAATCTTCAAGACACTCCGTGAACGATTCCCCGCAGAATGGGACGTCGATATCAGCTGGGGCCAACCCATCTTCGACTTCAGTTGCCGCTTTGATCTCATCATCTCCAAGGCGCAAGTTCGCGCCATCATCGGAAGCAGGTGCGACTGTGACGACTGCGACCAAATACAGTGACCGCACATACCGCAAACGCGCAGCCGAACTGCGCAAAGCAACCAGCGACGGAGGCTGGCCCTGCCACCTCTGCGGCAAACCAATCGACATGAGCCTGCCCTACACTCACCCGCTCGCTTTCACCGCCGACCACCTCGACGCAATCGCCAACGGCGGCCAGCTGCTCGGCGACCTGGCGCCCGCACACCGACGATGCAACAGCCGACGCGGACGTAAACGACTCGCACACCAAGTGCGAGCACCAAAGACCACGCAAGCATGGTGAGTGGTCCAAACAGTTTTTTATTCGACGACGACGAAACGGAATTGGTTTTTCAGATGATGACGAAATGGGAAACGTACCCCCGGGGGTTACCCCCTATGGGGTCAAGTTTCCCCCTCCGGTCATAGTGACATCCCCCCGCGGGCTCTGAAACCCAAAATTTCCCGTTGAGAGGGGGTTCTGTGGCTGAGAAAAAAGGCCGCAGTCTAGCCCCTTGCGGGACTACGGCGGCGGCGAAGCGTCACCGTCGCCGGGGTGAGGCCCCTTGCCCGGAATGTAAGGCTGCGGAGCGTGCCGCGTCGAAGGCGGCGCGTGACCGTAAAGCTGCGGAGCGGCCGCCGGAACCTGTGGTTGGTGCTCCTGCTCCTGTGCCTGTTGTCCAAGCCGTTGGACAAGCTGGTTCCGTGGTCGTTGAGCAGATGGTCGCCTACGGTGCAACCCGTGACGTTGCTGTGCCGACGCATGAGGACCCGCTGGAGTCCGCGCGGTGGCGCCTCTACAAGGCCCGTGCGGCTCTGATTGTTGCTGGGCCTCGTGATGTGGCGGCTCTGTTGAACGCTGAGCGTGAGGCTGCGGCTGATATCGCGAAGCTGAGTGAAGCAGTGAAGCCGAAGATGAGCGCACTTGATGAGCTGGCGGCTCTTAGGCGGCGTCGTATCGAGGAGGCACAGGCCGCCGGATAAGGAGGTGAGGCTCTGTGGCTGAGACGACTCAGCTGATGGGGTCTCAGACTCCTCGCATTGACGTAACACCACTTCACGTTAGCTCTGCAGGTGATGAAGCGGTTGCTGTGGCAAAGATGGCAGGTCTTATCCTTGACCCCTGGCAGGAATATGTGCTCCGTGGTTCGCTGGCTGAGCGTCCAGATGGGCGCTGGCAGGCTTTCGAGGTTGGGCTTATCGTTCCTCGACAGAATGGCAAGGGTTCCATCCTTGAAGCGCGTGAGTTGGCGGCAATGTTTTTGTTTGGCGAGAAAGTCACGCTGCATTCGGCGCACCATTTCAAGACTGCTGCCGAACATCATCAGAGACTTGAGTCTTTGATTCGCAATAGTGAACTGGTTGAGTACATGCAGGGGTACAACGGTGATCCCCACGGGAAGATTCCTGGCATTAAAACTGGTAACTCTGGCATGTCTTTCACGGCGGCGAATGGTAATCGCATCCTTTTTGCGGCGCGTAGTAGCGGCTCCGCGCGTGGATTCACCGCGGACTTGGTTGTTTTTGATGAGGCGTTCGATTTGTCGAGGTCGGCGCAGGCATCTATGTTGCCGACGCTGGCGTCGAAGTCTCTTCATGAGTCTCCGCAGATCTGGTACACGAGTTCTGCGGGTATGCCGGATTCTGAGGTCTTGAAGGGGCTTCGAGATCGAGCGCTTGGCCCTGAGAAAGAGGAGAAGCTGGCGTTTTATGAGTGGTCAGTTCCATCTGAGGCTGACCCGGCAGACCCGAAGAACTGGGCTTTAGCTAACCCGGCTCTTGGGTACCGAATCAGCCCCGATTATGTCGCTTCGGAGCGGTTGGCGATGAGTGATGAGCATTTCAAGCGTGAGAGGCTCGGTATCTGGTCGAAGGTTGGTTCGTCGTCGGCGATTCCTGCTGATTTCTGGGCTCAGTGCTTCGATGAGAAGTCCCGCGCTGGCGTGGAGATGGCGTTTGGTGTCGATGTGACGCCGCTGCGTGATGTGGCGACGATTGCCTTGGCTTCTCGTCGGGCTGACGGGAACATCCACATTGAGGTTATCGATAGGCGTGTGGGAACCGATTGGGTTTCGCAGCGTCTAGAAGAGCTGAAGCGGAAGTGGCGACCGGTGGCTATGACTTACACGGCAGGTTCACAGACGACGGACGTAATTTCATCGTCGCCGAAGACTAAGCGCATGATGCGAGGTCTTGACCATCGCACGTATCAGCAGGCATGCGGCGGATTTTACGAGGCGCTGGGTCGTGCTCAGGTGAGGCATACCGGTCAGGAGGAATTGGATGCTGCTGTGCAAGCTTGTCGACGCTCTAAGGGCGGTAGTGAGCTATGGAGTTGGACGCGTGATGATCGAAGTCAAGATATTTCTCCTCTGGTGGCGTGCACTCTTGCGCTCCATGGACTAACTGAGAAGGACAAGAAGGGAGGCGGTGCCGGATGGGCCGTATTGTAAAGAACCCGGGTAAGTGGGAGAGCTACTACAACGGTGAGCACCGCCTGGATGCTATCGGCGTGTCTCTGCCTCCTGACGTTCGTGTGCTTGAAATGCAGGTCGGCTGGCCGAAGCTGGCTGTAGATGTGCTGGTCGAGTCGTTGGTGCTTGATGGGTTCTCAATTTCCCGTCATGGCGGTCAGGATGAGGCACCCGAACAGCTGAACCGCATCTTGCAGGCTAATAATTTCCGCACGAAGCTGACGCTGGCGCTGACGGAGGCTCTTGTCTCTGGTGCGGCGTTCATGGTCGTCGGTGGCGGTTCTGCCCCCTCTATCCCGCACATTTCGGTGCATAAGGGTGATGAGTTTGAGCTGCGGAGGGACGCTACGGGTCGCCTGGTGCAGGCTACCCAGACTTATCGTGATGGTTTGGACACGTACCGGGCTGTTTATGAGCCTGGAGTGACTCGTTTCTTCGCTCTGCGTGATGGTTTTGAGGTGCTCACCCATATTGACGAGCATGGCCTCGACGGAATCCCCGTTATCCCCTTTGTGAACCAGATTCGCCTTGGTGAAGAGGGTCGAAGTGAGATTGAAGAGATTCATAAGCTGTGTGATGCGGCGGCGCGAACGCTGACGAACCTGCAGGTGGCTCAGGAGCTCCTGTCCATGCCGGTCAGGTACCTCTTCGGCGATGGCGTGGAGGAAATGTTCGTTGATGAGGACGGTAACCCGCAACAGAGCCGCCTTGAAGCGTATTTTGGGCGTTTCTTGGTGGGTCCGTCCGGTGCGCAGACTGGTTCGGTGCCGGGTGCTGACCTCACTCAGTTGTTGAATACGTTCAAGACTTATGCGTTGCAGGTTGCGTCGCAGACTGGCATCCCGCCGTTCATGCTGGGTGTTTCGACGGAGTCGAATCCCGCGTCTGCGGAGGCGATGCGAAGCGCGAAAGACCGTTTGATTACGAAGGCGGAGTTGAAGCAGTCGATTTTTGGTGACGCTGTAGAGGATTTGGCGCGGTGCGTCCTGGCGGTCGCTGGTGTGGACACTGAGGGGCTTGAAACTCTTGAGGCGCGTTGGCGTGACCCCGCAGTGATTTCGCTCAGCTCTCGCAACGCATTGATGTTGCAGGCTCAGGCGCAGGGTGTTGTCTCGTCTGAGACGGTGCGTGAGTTTATGGGCTTGTCGCCGGAGCAGTTGAAGCGTGACCGTGCGCTGGATCGTCGTTTGGCGGTGTCGGTGGGAGACCCCGTTTATTAAAGGAGGCGCCGCATGCTTGATGATCTTGCTGCGGCGTATGCTCAGGCGCTCGCCGCTGTGGCTGACGCGTTTGTGGAGGCTTTCCTTGCCGCGTTGGGGTTGATTGATTTGTCTGACCCGGCGGCGGTGAAGGCTGCGGAGCCTGGTATGCGGTCGCTGGTTGTGAAGCATCGCCGGTTGGCGGCGCAGGCGGCGAACGCTTTTCTGGATGCGTCAGCCGCAGAGCATGGTGTGGAGGCGTATCACCCTCCGGTGGAGCCGTACCATGCGTCCGCGCTCAGGAAGCTTCTTCGTGAGAACGTGGGGGCTTCTGCGGAGCAGTTGGCGGCGGCGGCTCGCCGTCATGTGGTGATGGCTGGGCACCGTCAGATGATGCGTGCGGTGCTCGACCCTGAGTTCGGCAATTATGCGACCAGGGAGGAACAGGAGGAGCTGGAGCGCTCCACCTCCCCGCTCACTGGTGGCGATGATTCGGATGATGACGCCCCGGCGGGTGGTGGGAAGGTTCGCCCGGTGGGGTGGGCTCGTGTTTTGCAGGGCAAGTATTCGTGCGGTTTCTGTATCATGCTTGCCGCTCGTGGCGCGGTCTACAGCACCGCTGATGCGGCGAAGTATGTTGCCGCGCCGGTGGGGGAGAAGTCCCGTGAGGGTGGTTTCCTCTCACGTAAGGCGCGGACGGAGCTGCGGAAGAAGAACCCGCGTGCGTTCCATGAGCATTGCGACTGCATTGTGGTGCCCGTTTTTGACCCTGAGAATTGGTCGGGGCGGGCTGAGCAGCAGAGGCTGGCTAAGTTCTATCGGGAGACGGTCGAGAAGGAAGACCGTAAGTACGAGGCAGACCCAGAGGGGTATGAGCCAGTCAAGATCTCGACAGTGCTATCGCGTGAGGCTGAGGCTTGGCAGGAAGCTGAGCGGCTTGATGGCAAAGATGAACAGGTTGACCCGAAGTATTACGGGGCGCTTGCTTCTGAGATTCCTGCCGGCGAGAGACTGTACGGTCACGAGCTGTTGTTCTTGCTGAGGTTTGAGGCGCTGGGGAATAAGGCTCGGTGGATTGAACGACCGACGCCTGATGAAGACGGCGCGATGAAGCCCAGCAACGATTTCATTTGGCTGAATAATGGTGAGCTGATTAGTGAGCTGAAATCCTCAAAGAACAAGTACTCGACAATTAAAACCCGAATTTCTGATGCGGTTAGGAAAGCTGAGGCACATGGGGTTCAGAAGAAGAACTTCGTGGTTGATTTGGGAAACAAGTATTTGGACCAAAAATTGGAGAGGCAACTGCGAATGTACAATGTACGCAATCCTCAAGCCCCTATTAAAAATTTGTACGTTATGCACTCTCGGGGACAATATTTAACCCCCATTCAGCTTGAATCCAACAAGGACAGCTGATAGACTGTAGGTAAGGAGTTAGACAATTCCTCTGCAACCCTGAGCCTCACCTATTACCTATTGGTGTGGCAATAACGCTTGGGCGGCCGCGGCTTTATGCTTCGGTCTAAAGGACCGTTCGGGGGCGTCACTGGCTAACTCCTTATAACTTTTGTGAAAGGCATCCTGCTAAGGTGGCGGGGTGCCTTTTGCTATACCCGAAAGGAACTAAAAGATGAGCGAAGCACCTGTCACTGAAGTAAAGGTCGAAGAGCACGCTGAAGCTACGCCCCCGTGGGAGCGTGACGGCGAGACCTTCGACCCCGAACGCGCCTGGAAGCTGGTTCAGAACCTGAAGGCTGAGCTGGCGGCGGTGAAGGCGAAGCAGGCAGAGGCTCCCGAACCTACTGCTGCTGAAGAGCCCGAGCAGGAACCAGAAGTTGAGCCCTCTGAGGCCGAGGCTTCTGAGCATCAGGATGATTCAGCGGCTCAGATTGCGTCCCTGCAGGCTGAGCTGGCGCGCGTCAAGGCGCTCGCCGCAGTCGGTCTGTCTCAGGACTTCGCGCCCTTTGTGCCGGGTGCGACCAGCGAGGAAATTGAGACGAACCTCGCGACTCTGCAGAAGCTCATCAGTGATGCCGCGAATGAGAAGACCGAGGCGGTCCTCGCAGCGGCTCCGAAGAGCCGAGGCATGGCGCCGAACCCCGCGCAGCACGCGGCACCGGCACGTGATGCCTATGAAGAGGCAGCAGAGATTATCTTCGGCTAAACGCCCCTAATATTTGAGCCCTTACCGAGACGGTGAGGGCTTTTTCTATACCCAAAACTTGATTGGAGACCCAATTATGAGCGCAACTGCGACTCTTGAAACCTTTAAGACTGGCGGTGTCCTGCCGCAGTCGTTCGCCCGCAACATCATCGGCCGAGTCTCTGAAGGCTCTGTCGTTCAGAAGCTTGCTGGCACTACCCCCATCCCGATTACCGGCACCACTATCGCCGTGCAGACCTCCCAGCCGCAGGCTGGCGTGGTCGGTGAAGGCCAGGCAAAGCCCGTGACCAACATGGGCGTGACCGCAAAGACCATCAAGCCCATCAAGGTTGCGGCGCTGATGTACTGGAGCATGGAGGCGCGTCAGGCTGACGCCGCCGGCTACCTGAAGCTTCTGGAGAAGGAAGCCGCCGCGGCAATTACTCGCGCGTTCGACCTCGCTATTCTGCACGGTAAGAACGCAATCAATGGTCAGACTATCGCTGCTGTTGAGTACGTCAACCAGACCCTCAACCGTATTGAGCTGGGTGCGACCGCCAAGGACAAGGGCGGTCTGACCAGTGAGCTTCTGGCCGGTGCGGATCTGGTGAACCTGAACGAGAACTTCGACTTCGACCTGGACGGCTTCGCCGCCGACAAGTCGTTCAAGTCCCGCATCTACGGTGCAACCGACACCCTCGGCCGCCCCATCTACTCCGACAGCGTGAACCTGAAGGACAACCTGGGTAACCTGCTGGGTCTGCCCGTCGCCTACGGTCGTGCCGTCTCCGGCAAGGTTGGCGCATCCGCAGACACCAAGGTTCGCGCCTTCGGTGGCGACTGGTCCGCACTCAAGTACGGCTTCGCGGAGAAGATTTCTATCCGCCGCACCGACCAGGCAACCATCAACGACGGCGGCACCCAGGTCAACCTGTGGCAGAACAACATGGAGGCAATGCTGGTGGAGGCTCAGTTCGGCTGGGTTATCACCGACAAGTCCGCGTTCGTTGCCTACGAAGACAAGGTTGCTGACCCGAAGTAATCGGGTCGCTGGTAGAGAGGGGAGGCGTGCATGGTGAGTGATTCATTGACTATTGCGACTGCTGATGATGTGAAGGCTGCGCTCCGCAGGGAGTTTCGCGGTGACGAAGAATCCTACATTGCCTCCCTGCTCTCCAAGGCGGAGAACCTTATCCGCGTCCGCTATAAGAGCTTGGATGAGCTGGTTCTTGATGAGGTCGTTTTTGACCTCGTCAGGAATATTGAGGCTGAGGCGGTTGCTCGTGTGCTTCGTGCGGATGATGGCGGCATTTATAAGTCTGAGACTGAAGACGGGTACTCGTACCAGTTGAATTACATGGTCGCGTCCGGTCTTCTGGACATCTTGGAGAAGGACTGGAAGAACCTCGCACAGGCAACTGGTTCCGGCAGGTACCGGACCGTTGCGCCTGCGACTGACGGTTACGCTGCGGCACGGTACAGGGGCTGGGGTCCTAACATCTCCCTGCCTCCTGACCGTCAGTTTCAGTACGGTTGGCCTGCCCAAGACTCGTTCTCTGAGAAGCGGTACATCACCGGTGGTGGTTTGCCGTGAGCAGGCTCCGTAAAGGCGTACACACAGTCGCGGTAACCCCCGTACAGCCCTCGGTTGGCCCGTATGGGCCAGAAGAACCCGCAACCCCCGTCACGGTGCGATGCAACGTGCAACCAGTCTCCTCAAAAGAGGCTGCTGGGCTCGCTGAGGGCGTCCAGACTGTCTACCGCGTGAAGTATTTCCATCAGGAGCATGGGCAGGCACCATGGCCTGGCGGACCGTACTCACGTATCGAATGGGACGGCCGCGTGTTCGAGCAGAGAGGCGAAGCTATCCTCTCGTCGATGTCTGCGACGACCTCACACTACAAGGTGTTGATGGTGGACCCGTCTGCGGAGGTGAAGTAGCGTGTCATTCCATGCAAGAGCCGATATTGAGCTTATCGCGGCACGGCACGCGTCCCGTGACCCAAGGTTCGCGGCGCTTGCCCGTAAGGGCAAGGCGCTGGTGGATGCTGAGGTTGCCCGCGTGTACGCAACCCCAGAGGGGCGTGTCACGGGTGCGTATCGTGAGTCGTTCGGGTTTGTGCGTGAGCCGACTAAGCGCGGCGTGATGGACTACCTCATCTTCACTACGGATCCGCAGGCTCACATTATCGAGTGGGGGCATGTGACGAAGGACGGCGGGTGGGAACCCGGCAAGTTCGTGTTCACGCGCGCTCTACAGAATGCGAGGGCGCTCTAATGAAGACCATTGACACGCTCGGACTCGTTGAACATCATCTGCAGGGGATTGGTGGGGTGTTGTTCTTTCAGGCTCCGACTGATCTGCTGCGGAGGTTGCCGGCGCTGATTGTTGAGCAGTCCGCACCGACGCATTTTAGCGACAACCTGGATAACCCGTCGATATCGGCGGTGGCGACAGTGACGTTGAATGCGTTGGCTGAGCGTCGAGTGGATGCTCAGCAGTTGTGTGCTGACGCGTTTAGCCGCCTGTTCGATGGTGTGCATGAGGTGACTGAGTTGGGGTGGGTGAGCCGCTGTACGGAGGTTCAGCAGCCGCACCTGGTTCAGCATAAGTACGAGGCGTCCCGCCTGTTTCAGTACACTGCGGCGGTTCAGGTGGTTTTCCGCCAATCTCCTAAAGCCGGGTAGCCCCGGCTCTGTTGTTTTATAGACCTGTATATGGAAGGAGGGCTGATGTCTAAGCTTGATGAATCGCTCGACGCGACTACTATTGCGAACATTGGCCATATTTACTACGCCCCTGTTGGCACTGAGTTTCCGAAGCTGAACACCTTTGAGTTCACCGGCGAGGACTGGGGAGCCTGGAAGTGGTTTGGCGACACCTCGGCAGAAACTCTGCCGGAGTTCGAAGAGGACGACGATAAGGACTCGAACAAGGACACTTGGGATCGCAAGGACACCCGCACTGGTGGTTCAATTACTGGCACCATTAAGAGTGTTTCTCCGTCGAAGACCTTCTGGTCTGTTGTGAAGGAAGGCGGCATCGAGGAAGAGGACGGTTACGTTACTACTAGCCGTACCCGAGGCAAGACCCACGCTCTGCTTATCGTCGTTGAAGACGGTAGCACTCTGACTGGTATCGGCTACTACGTTGCTACGCTGAAGGCTGGCTTGCTTGGCCTTGATCGCGAGAAGTACACCGAAGTGCCGGTGAAGGTTACTGTGAAGCCGAATGACCAGGATCGCTGGCATAAGACCTTCTACCCGGTGAAGCGTCAGTCTGCCGCTGTGCCTGCTGTTCGTGCCGCCGGTGTGGCCGCTTAGTAACTGAATATTTGGTTGTTGTAGCCGTCTCTCCCCTTTTTGGTAGGGGAGGGGCGGCTACACTTCTACCCCCCCCTATAGGAGAACCCTGTTATGACTACTGCTCGTAAGAAGATGCCCGCTGACCGTAAGGCGCCGAAGGTTCCTTTTAAGAAGCTGCCTGGTGCTAAGTATTTCCGCCCGCTCAATGAGATTGACCCGATTGATGCCCTGGAAGCGGTGGAAGCCCTGCAGGGGCTTGATATTGATGTTGATGACTTCACTAACCAGGACATGAAGCTGCTGGTGAAGGCAGTCGTGAATGACACGTTCATCGTTGACGTGGAGACGTTCCGCAAAGAGTTTTATAACGCTGCCAATCTGTTGCCTGCGATTCAGACTGTGTCTGCCTTTGTGGAGGAGCTGGGAAAAGGCATGCGCTCGACCAGTTCTTCTCAGAGCATCAAGAGCTAGTTGGTGATTTCCTCGCCCTGTTCGGGGTGAACCCGTTCGAGATGGTTTGGGCTGAGGATCTGCGCCCGGTCCAGGCCCTGCTGGGTCGGGTGCAGTACGAGGAGCGTTCTCTGTTCCGTGCTTTGGAGCTTGGGAACTCTGACCTGTTCGGGTGGGGCAATGAGGCTTATCTGCTGGCTGGTGTGGTCAATGGTGTGAATACGCAGGTGAAGGGCAAGCGGTTGACGGCTTCACAGCGTGTGAACCCTCCTCAGCCTGTCAAGAAGAAGAAAGAACGCGTCGGCGTTGATATGCGTCAGCCAGTGGAAAAAATGGACCTGTCTCGGATGGTTCCAGCGAAATACCGTTAGGGGGTTTAGTCGATGGCGTCGATTGGCAAGATGTCTATCCGTGTTTTCCCGGATACGTCAAAGTTTAAAGCTGACCTGAAGAAGGATTTGGCCGCGCTAAAGGGGCAGTTGCGGACTGCTGTTGATGTTGAGGCGCGTGTTGATCAGGCGTCTTTGGTTCAGACGAAGGCTCGCCTGGCGGGTATCGCTAAGGATTTTAAGACCCATGTGACGGTGGATGCGCAGACTCGTAAGGCGTCTGCGGCGTTGGGTGTTTTGACGCGTCCTCGTACTGCTGAGGTGCGTGTAGTGCTTCAGGGTTTGGATGCGGCGAAGGCTGGTTTGGCGTCGCTGGCTGGCGGTAATGTCGCCTCGGTTGGGTTTGGGCATGCTAAGGAAGTTGCATCAAATTTTGACCGTATTGCGGTTTCTGCTGGTGCGGCGGCGACGAAGATTGCGGCAATGTCGGCGGCGATGAGCGCTATGGCTGGTAATGCGGCTATGGTGGCTGTTTCGATGGCTCAGATTTCTGGTGCTGGTCTTGCGCTGCCTGGCATTATGAGCGGCTTCCTGGTTGGTTTGGCGTCGAGTGCTGACGGCCTGCAGAACATTCTTCTGGCGTTGAATGAGGTTGTCGGCAAGTCTGGCTATTTTGAGGACGCATTCCGTGGGATGCGTTTTGACCACAACAATGACTTCTGGAGCACCGCCAAGGTCGGCTTGAACGACCTTGTCCAGAACGGCGTGCTGCCGTTCATGAACGAATACGTGAAGCTCGGCAAGATTACCGGCGTTTTCTGGTCTGAATTCTTCCGTGGCATGTCAAATGGCATCGTCGCGGTTGGCGGTATGGCCCAGTTGTTCAAGCCGCTTCATGACTCGTTCGCTATCGCGGCCGAGGGCGCGGCACCGTTCACTGAGGCGATGTTCCGTCTCGGCGCGGTAGGTGGCGAATACCTGCCGCGTATGGCGGCCGCGTTCACCGAGGTCTCGAACGCATTCTTGAACTGGGTGACCCAGGCTCAAGAGACTGGCCGCATCAACGAGATAATCGACCGCGGCATCACGAACGCGAAACTCTTCGGCGGAATCCTAATCGACGTCGCCGGCATCATCAACGGTGTTGCTAAGGCGGCTGAAGCCGCCGGCGGTGGTGGCCTGCAGGGTCTAGCTGCGGCGTTTGACGCAATCAATAAGGCGGTGAATGGTCCTCTGATGCAGGGCGCGCTCACCACCGTGTTTGAGGGCGCGTTCGCTGGCATGAAGAACCTTACCCCTGGCTTGTCCTCACTGGCAGGCGCGTTTGAGCAGCTTGCGCCGACTATCTCACGGTCGATGGAGAAGGCTGGCGCGGTTGTCAGCATCCTGCTTGACGGCATCGCCCAGGCTCTGCGGAACCCCGCTATTGCTGATGGCGTGAACAAGATGTTCGACGGGCTGGTAAAGGCCGCTATCGAGCTTGCTCCGGCGTTCTCGGCAGCAGCACCTGCCGTTGGTGCTCTGCTGGGTGCTATCGGTGAGATTCTGCCTATCATGGCGCCTCTGGTGACCCAGATTGTGCAGGGCCTCGCCCCGGCGTTCGCAGATTTTAAGCAGTCGCTGGCTCCGGTGGTTGAGGTGCTCGCTAAGGGTCTTTCTGAGGCGTTGAAGGTCATTTTGCCGGTTGTGGCAGACGTAGTGAAGGCGCTGGCGGAGTTCATGCGGAATAACCCGCAGTTGGCGGCGACTATCCTCGCCGTGGTGGGGGCGTTGGCTCCGCTGGCGCCGATTATTGGCACCGTAGTCTCCATTATCGGCACTATCGTGTCTGTCATTGGTGGCGTAATTGGTGCTTTCGGCGCTATCGGCGGCGTGATTAGTACCGCTGTATCTGCGTTCGGCACCCTCATTGGCGTGGCGAGTACCCTTGGGCTGTCCATCTCTAGCGTCGTGCTGCCGATAGCTGGTCTGGTTCTCGGCATCGCTGGACTCGCCGCTGGTTTCATTGCCGCTCTCGCGTCGAGTGAGCAGTTCCGCAATGCCCTGGCCCAGGTTATCGGCGCGCTCATCGGCATCGTCGCCCCGATTATCGAGGCTGTGCTCCCTGCCCTCGGTCAGATTGCCGAAGGCTTCATGAACATGGTGAATACCGTGATTGCGGCTCTGGTTCCTATGGTTACGAAGGTTGTCGAGATCGCGGCGGCGGTACTCGGCGCGCTAGTCCCTGTGGCTGAGTGGCTCGGCAAGGTGCTCGGCCCGGCCTTTGATTGGCTCGGAGGCGTGGTCAAGGCCGTTTTCGAGCTTATCGGCAAGATTATCGCGGACGCGGTGAATATCATCAGCGGCGTGCTGGACGTTTTCCTCGGCGCTATCACCGGCGACTGGGATAAGGCATGGAATGGCCTCGGTGACATTCTCAAGAACGCCTGGAAGCTGTTCGAGGACTTGGTCGGTGGCGGCCTGTCTCTGCTGCGCGACGCACTTTCGAACGCAGGCAAGGCCATCGCCGATATCTGGAACGCCCTATGGGGTGGCATTGGCGACTTCCTGCGCGGCGCGTGGGAGGGTATCGTCGGCAAGGTCAAGGAAGGCGTTGGCCATGTCATCGATTTCATGAAGGGCATGCCGAAGAGCATCTTGGACGCTATCGGCAACCTGGGCGACCTTCTTAAGGGCTCAGGTAGTGCGCTTATCGGCGGTTTCATCGACGGCATTAAGGGTGCCGCAAACGGGCTCAAGGATGCCGTGAAGGGCGTGCTGGACGGCATTGCAGGTTTCTTCCCGCACTCACCTGCAAAGGTCGGACCTTTCTCTGGTCGCGGCTACACCACCCATTCAGGCCGCGCGCTGATTGGTGATTTTGCGGGTGCTATCCGTGCGGGTCGTGACCAGGTTGCGGACGCCGCCGGCTACGCGCTCGGTGGCGCGGACTTCTCAGCGTCTAGCGTCGCTGGACTGAGCACCCTTACGACTCCTGAGCCGGTAGCGGTTGCAGCTACCACCCAGTCGGGCGCAGGCGCTACCGCACAGAACACTGAGGTGCTATCCCAGCTGGCAGATGTATTGTCTCGCCTGGGCGCCGTGGACGAGCGGGCCTTCCTGCAGATGTCCCGACGAGCTGAAAGGGTCTACTAATGGCTGGATACATCGGTGAGCTGGGGCGTATGCACAAGATTCTGTGGCCAACCCCAGTTAAGGTCACTAACCCGACCCGGTACGAGGTGCAGTCTGCGCCGTCGCGCCGCTGGGCGTTTGTCACAACCCCGGCATGGGCACGGCGGCGCGAATGGTCACTCGACGTGTCCGGCACGAACCGAGAGGTTACTGGGTTGGCGCAGCTGGTCGCAGGCGCGTTCGGCTCCGGCCCGTGGCGTTTCATCTCTGACGAGGCGGCGGTGACGAACGTGCTCACGCCTGCCGAATCGATGCTGGATGGTATCGCTAATGGCGGTTATGTGGATGGTGTGGGTGGCCCCGCGGCGGCGTCATGTGTTGGCGGCGGCGAGGTTATTATCGCCCAGTCTGTGCCGGTTCCTGCTGGGTCTCCTGTGACTGTGTCTGTGGATACTGCAGGGGATACGGTGCTGACACTCCAGCCTGTGAACGCTGCAGGCCGCCCGGTGGGTAACGCTCGTGTTGAGCGGGCGAGCCGTCAGGTGATGCACCGGTTGCAGGTGACTATCCCCGCTTTTCCTGCCGCTGCGGTTGCCCTGAAGATTACCGCGTCAGGATACACGACTCTATGTCTCCCGCAGGTGGTGTGGCTGGATTCGTGCCCGCGCTGGGATGTTGGGGCGGGCGCTGACTCGGTAATCGTCGAGGAGGCAACGACCACGTACACGGAACACGAGTTCTGGACGCAGGATACGTGGCGCACGATGTCGCTCACGATTAAGGAGGTCGGCTGATGCTCAAGGGAAAATATGAGCCGGGGCCAGTGATTGACGCGACGCTCCGCATTTTTGTGGATGGCGTAGAGCGTCCGCACCTGTCGGCGTCGTGGGAGGGCAACACCTCTGGCGGTCTGCCTTCCTCACTGGTTGCTGCTGGCGATAACGTGTATTCGCGAACCGGGTCTATTGTGTGGGCTCCTGAGACTGCTGTTGTGGAGCATCCGCTGGCCCCGGTGGGGGAATCCCGTTGGGTCCCTGCGCAGGGTGCCCATGTGCGTATCGTAGCTGTGGTGAACGGCACTGAATTTCCGCGTTTCTGGGGATACTTGGGCGCGTCTACCTACTCGCTTACATCGGACACAGTGACCACTCAGATTAGCGATAATCTGCAAGCTGGCCTGCAGGAGATTATCAGCATCCCGCCTATGGCTGAGTTCCAGTCGTATGGCCGGACTGCTTGGGTCGCCTACAGGGCGGTAGAGCAGGCGGGCTATGGCGTGCTCCCGCCGGTGACCGAAGACACCGTGCTCCAGAATAGCCACCAGTACGGCGCGGCGGCGGCGGTCGGCAAAATGACCGCTCCTGGCGCGGAGTTCGGCTCACCTGACGGACTGGTTGGCCGCAATAAGCAGACCACTGAGGCTGACAGCACTGTGAGCCGCAACGGCAGGGACGTCATGATCTACGCCCGCGTCTACAATCGCAACGTAAACGCGTCTGTAGAAGTTACTTTCACTGATGGAGCACGCTTCATCGTGAGCTATGATTCGGCGACCAAGACGTTTGGTGGCTGGTCGTCTGCGACTGGTGCCATGTCGTCCTGGCCGGCGGTGGGTGAGCGTCCCGTCATGGCTGTCAAGCTGAACGCGCGCGGGGTGCGTCGATGGCTGTCTGCTGCGGAGAGCGATTCGGAGCTGGTCGAGTCCACCAAGGTCACTACGCCGGCGGGTGTCGCATCGGTGACCGCGAACATGGTGCTGGGTGTGAAGGTGGACTATCTGCGTGATTGGCTGGACGGTGGCCGCCGCGTCGGGATGATGGCGCGCCCTGCCCCGCGACTGCAACCGTCAGCGCTGGAGCAGATGCGTGTCCCTGCTACGCGCGGTTTTGAGAACGTCACCTGCGAGTCGATTGTATCGTCATGGTGCCAAGCGACCCTTTCTACCGTCTGGGTGGACGAGGAAGGGCGTCTAAATATGGCAGCGCGTGACCGGCTGGCAGCTGGAACCGTCACTGTCACTGACCAGGTGTCGGAGCGTGTTTTTGGCGGCTCCTGGAAGACCGCCCGCGACGGTGTACGATCTAGCGTCACGGTGAAGGGCAAGAATCCCACGGTGCAGGGCAATGGCGTGGATGCGGTGATGACCGCGTGGGAGCCCGATAATCTCACAGAGATTCCAGCGAACAAAGACCTGGAGATTTTTGCGCAGTGGCCTGATGACGTGGACGTGCTCGGCCTGGACACTAATTTCCGCCCCGTCGTGAAGTCAAAGCAAAACATCTTTGACTACAAGGACTTCAATAAGGGGCTGGGTTCCTGGTGGGCTATCAGTTTCGAGAATCAAGAAGACCCGCCCGGGTACAGGTGGACAGGTAACGCATCCAACCACGAAGACATCTCAGGCAGGATGGAGAAGCTAGGCCAGCGTACCGCGAAGCTCACGCTCCGCGTCCAGAAGAAGACCAACAGCGGTCCTGAAAAATACTACCTGTGTACCCCGTCGCTGGGTGCGGATGAGCTCCGCTTTGGCAACCGTGCACGACCTGTGCCTATCCTCCGCTGCCATACCCGTGTCACGTGGACGGACTACACGCTGAAGCGCCTTATCCGTAAGGCGCCGCCGGGCGCACCGCCGTTCACCCTGGAGGTTGGCTGGTGGCTCCACAATGAGGACGCTCGACGTGTCATCGGCGCTCTCACAGAAGAGCTTGGTGTAGAGCGTGTCACCCTCGACGGGCTGGATATGCTCTGGGACCCGCGAAAGCAGATAGGCGACACGGTCGCGTTGGAGGCTGGCCGGTGGGGTGTCGAAGCGCTCATCACTGGCTACCGTGAGTCGTGGGCCGGCAAGGTCCCCACGTACAGTGTCGAGCTGCAGGTGAAGACCGTGACTTCTGGTGTGGCGGGTAAAACCTACGGCGATATGGCGAAGGCGTATGCCACGAGCCGTGATATCAACCCTGGTAAGACGTATAGGCAGGTCTACGCGGCGCTGCCTGGAAAGGTGCAGTAATGGCAGATTTGGGTGGTAAGACGCCGCATGCTGGCATCCCGTATGCGGGGGAGGATTCCCCGGCTCGGGTGGCTGTTGATGCTGGTGCGGCGTTGATGGTGATTGATGCGAAGCTGGCGGAGTTGGATGGCAAGATGAAGGCGCGTGATGAGGTTTTCGTGGCTCATGACGGGTCTGGCGCTTGGTCTGTGCATAACGGTCTGGGTGAGCCTATGCCCGTTAGTGCGGGGGCTGATGGTGAGTGGGAGGTGATCAAGTGAGAGTCGATTTAGGGACTGTTGCTCTACCGTTTGGGCGGGATACTGACGCGACCCCGGTGTGTGGTGTGGTCAGGTATATCTGGCAAGGCGGCGCTGAACAGCGCGGCGGTTTTGTTCTCGTTCCTGGCGTGGTTGAGGTTCCGGTTGTTGATGGTGTGGTTGAGCCTGTGCGGTTGTCGGCTGGCCTGTGGAAGCCGGTGTTGATTATCGGTGGGCGTCGTCATTCTTTGCCGATGATTGTGGTGGGTGTGGAGCCTACTCCTGAGCCGCCTACTCCTGAGCCGCCTACTCCTGAGCCGCCTACTCCTGAGCCGCCTACTCCTGAGCCGCCT